GCTAATGATGAATTCATTAGTGATGGATCCATCTTCTGGTACATCAAAGTATACACTCTCGAAATAACAAAGCTGTTCCTTAATCTTTTTATGGAATTGCCATTTGTCACTGTACTTAACAGGAATTATGATTTTCACACCATTTCTTTCTGTTGTAGGTGCTTCGTGTAAAAGATCGATAGTGTTAGCATCTTCTCCTTCATACATCATGTATTTACGTTCCATACCATTCTTTCTACATACAAAGTAGAAACTGCTAGAGTATGCAAGAGGTGCTTTAAAACCTAAGCCCATCATACCTAATTCTGTAGCAGAATCACGTTTAGTAGACTTACCATACTTACTAATGATATTTTTTACATCATCAGCATCTAAACCAATACCAAAATCCTCTACACAGAATTCATAGTTGTTAGCTGATGATGGTTTGAATGACACCACAATTGGTTCATCAACACCAGCTCTTCTATGACTGTCTAATGCATTAGATGCACATTCTCTAATAGCAGAACCTATATCATCTGAATATAAGTTCTTACTTAACATTTGCATAAGAATCTGTGCACTATCTAAGTCTAGTGACATTCCAATAGATTCTTGCGATTGTCCATCAATTAGGACATTTGCTTCTTTCTGTTTTTCTAAAATCATCTTTTCTGTTTTTAAATTGTTTCTCTTTTAACTAACCAAATTTGTCTTCCATTAAGATCTTGTGACACTCTCAAGTTGTGATCTTCAGGTGTAGGAATCCATTTTTTCTCGATTCTATTATGAACATTCCCTTGACTATCAGTGTATGAATATGTTATCACTTCTTCTTGTCTTGTAGTACATCTGAAGTTTGCATGCATTGGTTTTTTTTGAATTCCAATGTGTCTTAGTTTTACTTAATGTTGGTGGTGTTAGCACTCTTAAATATTTGAAGTATGACTGACAAGATATCATTATCTCATCACCTACTTGTAAATCTTCTAATTCAATTAATCTATTTTCCATTTTTCTAATTTTAAAAGGGAAGGTCCACGTCTAACCATTGAACACTAAACCCATTGTTTTCTTCTAATAATCTATTCACTTTGACAAACACACCTTCTGTGTCCCATTCTATTCCTTTATAAGAAGCACTAGCTGGGTGACTCACCTCAAACACATGTGTAAATATACCTGTGTATTTTTTGTATCTAGCTGCGTCCTTACCAAGAAAGACAATTGGTACACCTAAGTGGTTTATAATTTCCTCAAACAGATATTTTACAAGAGGTTCCCATATTTCCATATGACTTCCTGCTTTGTCTTTCTCTGTTGTTAATGCCGCATTGAACATTAGAACGCCTTGATGAGCTAAGAAGCTCACATCTGGATTCTCTATAATATTCAAGTTTAACCCATCGTAGAACTCTTTCTCCATAGCTCTATAGAATTGATCTAATGATGGTTGTACCTGTTCTGTTACAGAGCAACCCATTAATAATCCATCAGCTACAGGAGCATCATTCTTAAATGTGTGATATGGACACATACCTACCAAGACCACTTTGAGATCATCTAATGATGTTTCTTTAAAGCATCTCCATACATGCATAGATATAGGAGCAATCTTTTTTCCTCTCTTTGCTTCTGCTTTCAGGAATGCATAAATTTTATCACATTCTTCACTTTCTATGAATGGACGCATCTTTGCATGCCAAGATGGATGGAATTGATGTTTAAAATTTTCCCAATTTAATTTTCCTTTTCTTTGTATTTCCATATAAATTTTTTATGTGTTTTTCTTAAACCATTACATACACCAGTTATATTTGATTGATTATAACCTAATATATCTCTAACTTGACTTGCACCAAGCCATTCTCTAATAAAATTACCTTCCAAATCATATTGTAAAATAGGTTTATATTTAGAAAGAGTATTATTTTTTAAATGTTCTTCTGTCATTTTTTTACCTTTTTTTACTTTACTCATTTTTTCAATAGTTTCTTTAGAATGACTGTAATTTTCTCTTCCTGGTTTCATAAGATTGAATCCAAATTCATCATTTATAGAATTAAAAAAATTAATCCAATATTCTTCTTTTTCACATAAATTTTCAATTGCACATCTTTCAATTATAAAAAAATTGAAGTTTTTTTCTCCATGCTTATTCCAAGAACTTTGTAAATGTGGGTTTACATGTTTATTGTTTCTAAGAGCATATTTGTGACTTGCAAATCTTGAACTTATAGATTTTCCTTTTCCAATATAAATTTTATTGGAAATAATGTTTTTAATACCATAAATGCCTGTTTTCATAATAAAGTTATTTTTTACAAATATACAAAATTATTCTTTATTAAATTCTCCCAATTCATGACGATAATGATATTTTTCTATGGAAGAACTTAGTCAATATAGATTCTAAGTTCTCAATGCTTATACACTCTACTTCATTACCACGAGTTGTTTGTAACCATTCAACTTCTTCTCTAATGTTTTCTTCAAGTATATCTAAATATTTCTCTTCTACGGTTAAAAAATCACTCATATTAGTTCTTTTTGTGTTAAATATTTTTCAATTGTTTTTAGTCCATGTATGCGTGCTAAATCAGCCCAATCTTTAATTCCTTCATCTAGATAGATTCTAGGTACATTACAATACTCAAATCCAAACTTATCAGTTATCAGTTGAGAATTCTTTACACCAGTCTCATCACTATCGAAACTTAAGATTTGTCTTTCTGAGTTCTCTTTGATGAATTCAACGTTCTCTTCAGAGAAACATCCCATTCCTTCATTTTGAACAGCACAGCAACAAGGAAATACTTTTTTCATCACCATGTAATCCTTTTTACTCTTATTGATGAATGCAACATCACAATCTGTAATATCATCTAATCCATCCATCATAGTAATAGGCACATTATTAGGCATCCACTTATTCTTCTTGTCAGCAAATGGTCTGTAGATCTTCCAATGGCCTTCATATAGATAACCAAATCTCAACTCTGTGTCTTTTATAGGAAACTTTTGTTTGTTGAGATATATTGCGTCTATTGAATACACATTGTTAGCTCTAAGATCATCTATGTCTTGATAATACCCATTCCAATAAGCTAATTCTTCGTTAGTAAACTTTCTTGTTTTCACTTGAATGAAATACTCACGTTTAGATGTAGCAGTTGGTTGTGCATAATCAGCAACAATCCTCTCGTAATTCTTTGTAGAAGATGCTGTGACAATCCCAAGATCAAAATCTCTATCAATCATTAATAAAGCATCATTAAGACTTACATTGAACAATGTCATTACAAAATTGAAACATCCACCTTTCTTGCTGGAATCTCCAAAATCAACAAATCTCAATGCTCCTCCTCTATATCCTATAATGAATGATGGATTCTTTTCATTTCTAAAGGGAGAATAAGTGACAACATTAATTTTCCAGTTCTGATGTGGCATATACATCTTATAGATATCATATTCAGATATCTTTTCAAGTATGCTATCAGTTGTTAGTTGTATTCTTTTTCTTCCTGTTATCATAGCTCTAAAATAAAAAAGCCTCACCATTTCTGATGAGGCCTCTTATCAACAATTAATTTAATTAATAATCATCACCATCTTCAGAAATAAATGCATCTGAGGCAACTAAGTTATCATCTGGATTATAATCCTGGATGTCTTTTAATATGTAATAGTCTTTACAACCATATTCTCCAATAACGTTCATAACAAATTTCTCATGTGCTTTTAAATCACGAGGTTTCTTGTTCTTAAGATCTGCTTGCACTTTAGCATTTGAATAATCAACAAGTCTAAAGTTTTTCAATGCATATCCTCCTAAGAATGCTTTGTTGTAAATTCCTTGGTATTCTTTAGATTCTCCATCTTTCTCTTTAACAATCACTGTTGCTAAAGCTACGATAGATTTACACCACTCACCGTTGATTTGATCTTTTAAATCTTTTATATTACCTCTCATCAACTTCTTCCATTCTAATTGTAGAACAGTGTCTGCATCACGATAATCAAGATCAGCTAACCATGTTCTCATGAAGTTGTAGAAATCTTCTTCTCCTACATAAGCTACACGATAATCTCTTCCTTTGGTAAACCATTCAGCTAGATCATTTTCATCACTAGCCCAAGAACACATACCAATAGAATTGATGTATTGATTTTTGGTACCATCTTTATTTTCTCTTTCTTTATCTTCTAAGAAGAATGACACTTTGAATTTATCTTCAGTGTTAACCTTCTGTAACCACACATCTACACGTAGATAGTTATTACCATCTCTAGTCTCACCTAAATACTCAGTAGCTTTACTGTCTTCTTTAAGTTCCATACCTAGAATGTCTTTAAACTCTTCTGCTGTTGGGTTAATTGCAATTACGTTTGCTTCAAACAAACCTACACGTTTAGAAAAATCTCCACCACCTGTGTTTTCTCTTTTCTTTCCTCCGATACTACTCATTTTAATTTAATTTTAGTTATAATATTCATTTAATGTTTCAACTACTAGTTGTAAGTTGTTTGGTATTTTTAGTTCACTGAACATACCATCTGGACTCTTTGCAGGCATTTTTCTGTAACGATTGGTTACAAATTGATATGTAGCTGTACCATCTTTGTTCTCTTCTACGAGTGTGTAAAGACATACAGTTAACAATCCTTCAAGTAACACTTGGTTATCGATTAACTTACCTGCTGTTTTGATTTTGTATCCTATAATCTCTCCACCATCTTCAATAGTTTCTGGGTGAGTAAGATAGAATACAGTGATGTCATCTCTCAACTGTCTAGCTGTTCTAAATAGATCCACCATGTCTTTAGCCATAAGACTAAACTTGGTAAATCCAACTTCTGTAGCTTTTGCCACCATATTGAATCCCATAATGTAATTAGAGTCTTCAATAATGATGTTCTTAATGTGAGGAGCTTTCTCTGAAATAGTCTTTAACAAACGAGAGATCTCGTTAGCATCTTCTATTTCTTTGTAATTCTTGTTCTCTGTGTTGTAAAGCTTCTCACTTCCTTTAAAAGGAAGTTCTTTCTTTGCAACATTGATAATATTAATTTGCATAAAGATACGAATAATTTTTTTAATTATACATATTTTATCTTGTTTTTATCAAAGAATTCTAACGCTTTTTGCAACCATTTCAACTCTGTAGGTTCAGTGGTGCTGACAATATAAATGTGTGCTTTCTTATCAGGAGTGTTATACTCCATAGCCATACATCGATTTATCTTCTGTGCTAGATTCTCTGCATTACTGTCGAAATAGTTTATGATCACCTTGTTAAGAGGCTTATATGTCACACCTGTATTACCAATCTTCACAACAGCCAGGTGATTACCTTTACCTTCAGCAAAATCCTCAAAGAGTTGTTTCTCAGTTGATTTGCTATGATAGGAAGGAATTCCTAAGTTGTCAGCTATCTTAGTAATACCACAGAATACCAACACTCTTTCATCTTTATGTGCAGCCAAAAGTCGCTTTGTAGCATTAGTTTTGGCTAGGGATGATTGTATTAGTCTCATTCTAGCAAGACGCATAAACATTGTATCAGAACCACTATTCTGCAACTTATTAATTACCCAGGTGAGAGCATCAAATTGTTTCTTTTCAGTCTTCTTTTTACCTTTGTAGTCTTGTAATGTTACATTGTCAAGAGGCACTCTGATAACATGGATTTCATAATCTACAATAACTCCTTCTTCAATTGCTTTTTCAATTGGATAGGTAGCTATTACATGAAGATCTAATTCTTCTTCAAGGGTTCGTTCTGTCCAACTGGATAATGTACCAGTTAGACCAAGAATCTGTCCATTTACATCGAACAGGTCCTTACACACTTCTATTTGAGCATCGCTCAATAGATGTATCTCATCAATAATAACAACATCAAAGCTCTGATCAGCATACTTCTTTAGAGATAGATGGGTTGTATATGTGACAATGCTGTCATCAAACCCTAGCTCCTCAAAATCAGCTTGCCAAGATTCTTTAATCTTGTTATCTGGATAAGCAATCAATATGCTCTCAGGTTTAAGTTTAGCTAAAGCATGTATGCTAGTTCTAATCTTACCAAACCTAGGACATAGATTTAGAATTCCAAACTTACCATGCTTTAACCATGTGTTAGCAAATTCTTTCTGTCGTTTATCTCTTATTGTCATTATCTAAGAAAATATGATTTATTTGTAATAGCTTCATAATCACTTTCTGTGATATCTTTCTTTCTAGGCAACTCCTTGAACATACCAATTTGGCCTAAGAAGCCCAAACCAATACGCACATCATCTTCTCCATAGCTATTTTTGATTAGTCTCAAGCTTCTGAAGTATTTAGCTCCATATCCATCTTTCAACTTATCAAGGTCATAACCACTTGGATCAGCCACTTTATATCTCATAGGATCGAATAATGCCATAACAACATCAGCATCATTTTGTGTTGCTGAGCTGTCTGCAAAATCTTCTAGTTGAGGTTCTACATCTCCATTCTTTATTCTAGAAGGATTAGAGATGTCTCTGTTAAACTGACTTACCACTACTGGTGAATATCCATAAAAGTCTCTAGCAAATCTAAGTTCATCAGACATCTTATCAATAGCTTGTTTCTTTGTAGGCTGTGTAGCAGTTAGCTTTAGAAGACCAATGTGGTCAATAACCACCATGGTTATTTCATTTGGATCCTCAGGAACATAGATCTTGTTATATTCATCAAGTTGTTCTATCTTTCCTCTTTCTAAAGCATACTTCTTAAGATCTTTAGCTATACCTACAGGATTCTCTGGTCCATCAATAATAGTAACAATGTCACTAAGATGATTGATATAGTCTTCATAATACAAAAACAAATCATGTTCATCTTTGGTCATTGTTTCAGTCCAACCCAATAGCTTACCTACAGGAATAATGATTCCTTGGTCCAAAAAGATTTTACGAGATACCCACTTGGCCATCTTATAAGTTCTACTACGCTCCATAGATCTATACCACACCTTCACCTTGATACCTGAAGCTATTCCTTCTTTAGACATAGCCCAATCAACAGGATTAAGAACAAAAGCATCATCAATGAATGATGTCTTACCAGAACCTGTAAGTCCACCTACTAGATAGTACATACCCTTACGGATACCTACATATCTATTCAGTCTATCAAATCCCATAGGGATTCCACCGTTCTTACCACTAAGGCCTTTATCAACCTCTGCTTTTAATAGTTCAAAACTCATAATAGTTTTATTTCTTGTTTAACTTTTTGCCAAAAATCATATCTTTCTCTTCCGTATTTTGTAGTTCTATTTGATAAAAAGTTATTTAAAATCTCATCAACTGCTATTAATGCACTTTCTTTGCTATTAACTTTATTGTCGTGAAAACAATTTACTATATGAATTCTATAAGAGAAACGGTCAACTAACGCTTTTGCTTTTTCTTTTGGTGTCATATTTTTCTTTTATTTCTTCCGTAAATTTTTTAACTAATGGTCTACAAGAATCACAAAGATCATCTTCTTTAGTAGCGTTCCACCATTGGCAAGCTCTACATTTTTGTTTCATTAGATATCCGTACCTCCTGTTGGTTTCTGTGGAGCAATGTCCACTTTAGCTCCTTCATTGATTAGTTCAATGAATGGTTCAAATGATCTCTGGTTTAGATATACAGAAGATCCTTGCATGAATGTTAATCTATTACTATTTGTAGCAACAGATGTTTCTTTCTTTTGTGTGATTTCATAATTCAAAGCAGCTATAAGCTGTTGAGCTGTATATTCTCCTTCAAGAATTATTTTATCAAACTTCAATCTGCAATCATCTTTGTACAGTCTAAGTGCTCTAGTACCTGTAAACTTCTTACCCTTATATTCAAATGAATCAGTACCTGGATAAGTTTTCCACCATTCTTCAAAATCTGTACTAGCTGGTTTTCTTCTTACTATTCTTCCACTACTCTTTGTATTCATGAAATCTAACAAGTCTCTACCTAATGTGGTGATTTTCTCATCATCTGGTGTTATAAGTGCTTTTCTTATCAAAGAATGATAGACAGATGCAATTTTCATACTTCCATCACATAGTGGTGAAACATCAAATCTATCGTCTATCAACTTCAATAAAAATATTACATCAAGATTATAACCTCGTTTGATGAGCTCTTCGAACTGTTCTGGTGTTACATTCAGCTTCATCTGTTAATATTGGTTTTACTACTTTTATAATTGCAGGTAAACGTTTTCTACGTTCCTGCTCTTCTTCCCATTGTTGCCACTCAACCTCCATTTGGATTTTAGATTCCATCAAATAGATGTCATCTTTGAGAGCTTCATGTTCCCAATCTTGGCACAACCAATCCATTATTCAGATTTTTTAGGCGTTGCAACTGGTTTCTTTTTGTAATTCTTTCTGTAATTCTTCTTTTTAGGAGCTGTTGGCTGTTCTGCAACAACTTGTCCTTTAGAAAGATCAGTCACCTTTCTAGGTTTAAATTTAGGAAGTGTAGGTTCTTCTTTCTTTGGAGGATACTCCTTACTTGAATGTTTTAATAACATAAAACTTACTATTGACAATAATGCCAATGCAAATCCTATTACAATAATGTTAGATGTTGTCATACTTGTTACGATTTAATGCGAAGGCCGAAATTTAAATTAAACCAATCAAAGGTTTGTTCAGCTCTTGCTTTGTTAAACTTAAAAATTTTCTTTAATAGAGGAATAGCATATCCTCTAAACTCTTTGTGTTGTTCTTGTGTCATTGTGATGTTGAAATACCACATGTCATCATCTAATGTGTCTAACATAGACTTACCCACCATTTCGAGTTGATACTCAATAAGGTGTCTAGTTATGTTATCTCTGTTCACTTTAGCTTTCATTCAAATAAATTTAATTGATTTGGAATATACACTGTTTTGATTCTTTTACCTTCAGTTGCTATTTTTGTCACTATCCTGTTTGCTTTCTCAATATAATAATCATAATTGACATTGTCAACAGCACTGTTCTTTGGTAAGAAGTTACACACTTCACATACCCATTCACCAGCTTCCACTTGACTAATTGCAGCAGCTCTAGTTTGACATTCAGCGTTCTTGATTTTAAATATCTTTTCTCCTTTATTAGAGACATAATATCTAATCAGCTTATTGTACACTGTAACTTCTCCTGTAGATCTATTAGTTCCTTCATAATGGAAGCTTCTAGTTGCTTTCTGTCTTATACAAAAGTCATAAAGATTTTTATGATTGCGTATCGTATGCTCAACAGGAATGTTATGTACAAAATACTGCTCAAGAGCAATAGGAACCACTCTGGCTGATTTGTTCTTATGTAACTCAAAGTCAGTAAGGAAATCACCTTTTTTCTTAATCTCTCCATCTGTTTTAATTGCTAAATAATCATTCACTGTACTAAAGATAATCTTGGAATAATCAGTTCTCTCTAATTCATACTGAGTTAGGTTACACCACCATTCATTAAGCTTGTGCATCAAAGGAATCAACTCTTTCTTAATCTTGATGGTTACACCATCTGTATTTGCAGAGATCACCTGTATGCCATTCAATTCATATTGCTCAATAAGCATCATCAAACTAAGCTCACCAGTTATTGTGGTGAACATAGTTAGTTGCCTATCAAATATCCATGATTGCATATCAGATGACTTACCATATACAGAGTTAACTGCAAGTTTAAGTGCTCCTACAATTCCTTTAATCTTTTTGTCTTTCTTTGCAAGCGGTTTAAGCTCCAATCTCTTATCAAACATCTGTTTGTATCCCCTAAGGAATTCCTTTCCTAAATGAGCAGGAAACTGTCCATTATTGATGATGATAGCAGGATAGTAAGAACTAACATCCCAATCGATTATCTCATACTCTTCATCAGCCTCAAACACCTTTGGTGAATTCTCTGTATGAAGACCTCCTTTCATAAAAGAATACACATTTCCATGAAAATGTAATTCTTCTTTGAAATCATCTTGAAGACCTAATGTAGTCTTCTTTATTCTTTTTAAGAAATCACTAAGTTCTGGTGTCTCAAAGACAACGTATTTAGCAATACAGTTTTTAAGATTTATGTTCTTTCTGAAATATCCTTTTCTAGGAAGTTCTTTATATTGAATACCTTTCTCCTGGCAATAGAACTTCTTGATTATTTCATCACCTATTTTACTATCTGAATAGTTCATACAAGGAATACCAAACTCAGCTTCAATATCTTTACGAAGTTCAATTTGATTGTTTCCTTTATACAAAGGATGTTCTGTTTCACCTAATGTAACTTTATAGAATTCATAAGTTGCATCAACATCATTAAAACAATAGTCTATGGTGAGTTCTACCTCTTCCTTAGTCATGTTTGTTTTAGTATGATGAATAGGCATTTCCTCAATGTTCTCTAAGTCCATTTCAAACTCTAGTCTTTTAAGACTCACCATCCGATTTTTATTATCGTAGTGATTGATTTTAAATAAATCTATTTGTTTAAGTGTTAGTTCATGTTCTCTGTATTCAGGAAATACATCATAATTAGCATCATGAATAACATCAGCAGCTTTTTGTGCTATACGTGCAGTGATTTCTAAATTGCTTAGCTCATGCCAATTGTCATAGTTTCTTAAGATCCATTCAACAACTTGACTGTCAAAGCGTAAATTATTATAACCAACCCAATAAGCATCAGGATGTGCTTCTGTATATCTAACAAACTTATCTAATTCGTTTTTCCATTTAGATACTTGAAAGCTTTTACCCACTTTACCAGGAATCATACAAACTATTAAGAATAGTTCTTGCATGGTTTCTATGTCGTAACATATAATATTATTTTCTTTCATTGTCTTGTTGTTTTTTATGGTCTTTCCAATCTAGCCAAAAGCCTATTGCTACAATAATGTTCATTCCAAATGAAGCTATTATTTCATATATGTCTTTGTAGATATTAGTAGTGAGATGGACATGTCCTACCATCCAAAAAGGAATGGCAAGATTATTTGATATCCATCTCACTAAATAATTTATAAACTTCATAGTTTACAAAGATAATTAAAAATATTATATTGTTATAATAATTTTAGTTATCAAAGTAATATCTAACATGATCTTGATACACTACGATTCTACTTGGTGTACCAACAAATGACATAACACCTACAGGCACTTCAATACCTATTTCTGCAGGTTGTCTTTCAAGTGGTTTCTCTACAATCTCTTCACAAATCTCTCTTACAGCTTGTGCTGCTTCAGTTGCTTCAATGTCTTCAATTATCTCTACAATTCTTTTGTCGAATTTATCCATTAAAGAACCTGGCATTGGTTCAAGATTCATCACCACTTGTTCTATATCAGTTTGATTAGAAGCTTTAGGTTTTCTACCTCTTTTTTTGCTAATAGGACCTGCCCATGTATTATTAACTCTTCTTGTTTGTTTAGCAAGTAATACCACTTTAGTGTACATGCCAGACAATGGTCTGTCAAACTCTTCTGATAGTTCATCAGCAATGATGGGTAATGGTTTACCTGTTCTAATCTCTTGTTTAATTCGATTAACTTCTTTGGGTGTGTAATGTTTCATAATTTTAAAAATTTAGTTAATATTTATTCTTCTTCTAATTCATCGTTTAATGTTTCATCCCAGTCATCCCATTCTTCTTCTGGTGCTAGTGATAAAATCACTTTACCATCAAATGTAATAGCACCTGGATATTCAGTTTCATCACTCATTTCAATATCAATATACCCATCAAGTTCTCTGAATAGGTAATTAATATCGTCTAATGTAACTTCTCTGTATTCATCTACATCATCTCCATCATCCCACCAACCTATGTCATCATGTGAAGCAAGTACATCTCCATCTTCATCAATGATAACTAATTGTACAGGAGCACCATGTTTGGCCATAAATGCATCTGGGTCTTCTGGTATCTCTTCTAGCTCAAATAGCTCAATATATGGTTCTACAACACCAACAGATATTCTATTGATGAAAAGCATACCTTCCTCCAATTCTGAAGGAAGATAGCTTGACAATGATATTTCTGCTGGATACCACATTAGAAATCTTTTTTAGGTGTTGGTTCAGCTATTTGATATACGCAATGACTGCTAGATAGTCTCAACAATATATGAAGCTGTTCAGCTTCTAAATAATCAAGTTGTTTTTTAGCATTAATACCAATGATTTCTATACCATCACCGTTATCAACTAATTGCATTGCAACTTTTTTCTTCATACTGTCACTCCATTCATCATCATCACTGAAATACAATGTGTGTACAGTTACAATTGGTGTAGCCTCAAGTTTATGATAATCATATTCATGTCTACTGTTGATGTAGATTTCTTCTCTGTATAACACTTCACTAGCGTTATCAACTATTTTTTGAATTTCTTCTGTTAATTTTGGCATATTCTTTTGTTATTAAGGATTATATTTTTGATGTTAATTGTTTCATTTCAGAGAGAATATCATCAATAGACATATTCTCTCTTTCTTTTTTCTCAATTTGCTCTATAACTAATTCTTTTGGAAAGTGTTTTATAAACATTTTACCTATAGATGGATAAACTTTACATCTAACAAGGTGTTCGTACGAAGGATTTACAATTAACACTTTACATCTAAGTCCTATATACTTTTCAAAACTATCTTCCCAAGTAAGATATCTGACAGTTTCATATTTAAAGAATTCAAACTCTTTATCTATTAGATCTTCATCTTTCATAGTTAATAACCTGCAAGTTTAGATAGTGTACCAGTTTGTTCTAAAATGTTAGCAAGACCATTTTCTTCTTTACGTGTAAGATTGTTTAAAGAAGAAACAAGGTTGATTCTATCATAAGTGATAGCTTCTCCATACACTGCTTTCACTTTCTCACCTATTTCTACAAGCTTTGAGACATTAAAATTGTTTATAGGGTTATTATCTTCATCAACCCATCTACCGTTAATTATTTTCATTGTTTTATGATTTTAGTAACATCACGCATAACAAAGTTCTGTTATGGTGGTTATTGATTTATAAACTCTCACTTCTTTTTTGAACTCTTTAATTGCTTCTTCCATGTTGTTAGCTTTTACAATGATTTCAAGATCTGTTGATTCATCGTTTCTTTCTGTCCAGTAGTATATTAAATATCTTTTCATGTGTGTTATTACTGATAAAATTCAATTGTGTTTCCTTTAGAGAATAATAGTCTTAATACACCATCATCATCAAAAAGCTGTAATGAAATCTCATGTCCATCTTTTTTATCAAGAATTTCAATCAACTGATATTTATATCCACCTGTTGTAGTTCCTTCAGTTAAATCAGACACTTGTAAGTATTCAGCAGTTTCTCCTGATCCATAGTATAATTTAATACCTCTATTTCCATTGGGATTAAAAACAACAGTTAAATCAGCAGCTTTCACTGCTTCTTCTACATCATTTCTTGTAACCATCATAGATGTATATTTTCTAACAAATGTTTCTTGTGCAAATGTCATTGTTCCAAACAACAACATTGCTAATAATAATAATTTTTTCATGTTTTATTTCTTTTTAAATTGTTTAATATAAACTTGCAATATGTTTGTTAATACCATAGTCAAGTAAAATATATTTCTTACTTTCTATTCCCCAATTTTCATAATTATAAAGATCACAGTTATCAAAATCAAACTCAGGCATTAATGCTTTGTTGCGTCTAACAACTTTTTTTGGTATTGATTCAATTGTATTATATCTTTTCTGACAAACAATACCCATAAACATCCATTTTAGTTCTGCTAAAGATGCTACATTATTATACTTATCCCAAATCTTTTTCTCATTGAGTCCTTGTAGATAACCTTTTCTGTTTATAGGTATTTTAATAACTATATTTTTTAATATGATTACTAATCTTGTTGAGTACTTAAATGAAATCATTGCTTATTTCTTTTTAAATTGTTTAAACCAACCTCTAACATTTTCCACTTCTTGAATTTCTTGATTGAATTTTATTAGTAGTTGAATTACTTCTTCATCACTATACTTATTATTGTCTTGTTCTTTTTGCCATTTAACACCTCTAACAAAAGCATCTACTTCATCTCCATAATAAGATAATTCAGCATACTTTTTAGCTTCTTCAAGTGTTTCTTGTTTAGGTTTACAATCACAACGACCCATAGTACATCTACTTGTAAAATCAAAAGGACAATCTAAATCTTGTTTAGGTTCTTCTTTTGGAATGATTAAACCATAAACATTAACAGATAAAACACTTTCATCTTCATTGTGCCATTTATTGTTTACAGTTTCAACTTCAACCTCCTCACAACTTGGATTCTTAACAAACCATTCTAAAAACTCGTCAGGAATAGTTTGTACACCATCTTTGATTAGCGAGTCATCAGTAGATAATAATATTTCTTTATATCCTGTTTCAGATTGTAAATACCATTTATCTTTATGCTTAATTACTTTCATAATCTTCAAATTTTATATTTTTATATTTCATTGTTCCTCTTGACATTGATTGTCTTATTGTTTTACCATATTTAACATCTCCAAATAAAACAATAGATGCTTCAGAAGCAGAGCCAAAAATAAGTTCTTGTCCATTTTCAAGTATTGCTTTTATCTTTTTACCAGCAGATGAATTTACTCCTGTCTTACCTATGAAATGATGTGGCTTGTTTGATTTAGAATAAGGAATAGGTCTTAACATAAGCACTTCTCTTGAGTGTTTTACATTTTCAGACCTACTCATCCATTCTAAGTTTTCTAAACTATTGTTTAACTTATCTCCATCAATATGATTTACAGTTTCAAGATTTAAAGGATTAGTTATAAATGCTTCTGCTAATAACCTATGAGTTCTTCTTGATTTGTTTGCTATGTTTACTTGATAATAACCATGTGAACTAATAGATTGAGAAAGTATTTTTCCTTTTAACTTTCTTCTAATTTGTCCTAAAACATTTATCTCATATTCACTAAAACTTGGTATTGTTTTCCATTCCATAATTTGATTATTTAAAATTAATATGCAAATATAAAACAATTATATTTATAAATCAAGGTAATTCTTTAATTTCTTCATCATTAGTGATGTAGATGTTTTGGTACTCCATACTAGGAGTATGTAAATGGCTTTCAGTAGTTAAATATAAATTACCTTTATAAGAATATAATCTACTTGGTTTTGGCGTTGGTAATATGTGTATGTTTTTCATAATATTATTTGTTTTCATCCCAAATTTTTAATCCATACATTAAGGTATAGATTATTGCAAAAATAAGTAAAAAGTTTTCCATATTATTTGATATTAGTTAATGGATAAGCATTTAAAATTGAATCTTTGTCTACTTCTGATGTTAATCCTCCAATAACATAAGATTCTGCATTTTCACTTGCTTCTTTTAAAGCTGCTTCTACATGAAGTTTAGCAAATTCAATCATATTATTATAAATAGATTCAATACTAAAAGGTTTCCCTCTTAAAAATTCTTCTGCTGTTGGTATATTACTCATAATCTATTCTTCTTTAATGATTTCATACTTCTCAATAATCAACAAGCAACTATCCCCTACTTTCCATCTATTTTCATATTCATAAGGAATTTCTACTTCTTTGGTTGTAGTTGTTGTTTGTACCCAAATTTTAGGAAAATAATTACCAGCTCTACTACCAATAGAACCTTCTTTAATAGCAGAAACTTTACCATCAATTATTTCTTGACCTATGGATTTGTATTTAGGTTGTGTGCAAGACAACAGCACTAAACTTGTTATTAATAAATAAATAGTTTTCATAATCTAACTTATTATTTGTTCGTAGTTCTTTCTAATCACTGTATCCACTTTATGAAACATTTCAGTTAAATAGGTTCCACTTCTCACTTGCTCACTGTCAAATGATGCTTCTATAAATGGTTCTAATGCTTCACTAAACTCTTTAGCCTTCTGGTGCATGTTTGCACCAATTTCAGCTGAAGGATTCATGTCATCTAATTCTATTATCAATAGATTAGTTAATACAGCCAGTTTGTGATATCTTATTCTTTCTGCTTTATTCATCTTGTTTGTTTTTACGTTGTTTGTATTCTTCATCTAATGATTGATCAGGACTATACACTTGAGAACATTTACCACAAATCATAGCTTCTCCATCTTCAGTGTATGTATTTACGTAATCACCTTCTTTTATGTATTTACTACATGTATTACAATTACATGCATTTGCTGTGCCACAATATGGACAGTAAAAAGCTCCCATCATAGTTTTATTTGTTTAAATATTTTTATTACTAATTTTGAGATTGATTCTATTATTAACCAAACTAAATCAAATATATCTACTAACATGTCTTATTTGTTTTAAATTGGTATTAGCTTACTAAATTCAACTGGTGTGTAATTTATCATCTCAGCACACACATTAATATATCTTTCATCATCAATACTATTCTCATGAACATGTCCATGAATGTTGTATGGATATCTAAACTCAAGTTGTGATGGATGTACAGGACAATGTGTAAGTATAGCTATCTTTTTGTAATCAATTATACCTGATACACTATGTACATAGTTCAACATCTCTTTAACATGTCTTCTTTCATCATGATTACCAAGAACAACGTGTATCGTTCCTTGTAATCTACCTAAGATTTCATATTGTTTTTTCTCCATTGTAATATCACCAAGTAAGAACACAGCATCTCTCTTTGATACAGTGTTGTTCCAGTTCTTTACAATGAGCTCATTCATCTCTTCTGTAGATGAAAACCCTCTACGTTTAGCCATATTCTCATGATGAAAATGTGGATCACTGAACATATATGTACTCATGATTTTACAGGTTTAGGTGTACATGCATGTCCATCACTCCATTTGATTCCTGGAGGTGGTGTTGTTTCTGGTGAGCTGTACTTTGTACCACACTCATTACATTCAAATTTATTCATTGTCTTGTTCTATGTTAAGTTGTTTATCATTAAATGGTGTATCTGCACATTGACCATCATTTATAATATTATTACAACACTCACAAACTTCAAATTCAAGTTCTATAGTTGGATAATCATTTTGATAAGTACATCTACAATCATTATAAATAATACCTACTGAATGACAATCTGCACATACTGTGTGTTTTTCTAATCTTATTGACATAATCTTTCTATTTTATTGATTAAAAGAATAAGGGCTCCACTACAGAGCCCTTTAATTCCCCTCCTTAATAACCCAACTGTTCAAGTTGGTCTATACTGGCCTCTACAATATACACACCTTGTGCTATTGTACATACAAATGCAAGTTTTATTGCAAATGCTAATTTTCTGAAGTGGTAGAACTCTGTTGGTTCCATTTCGATTTTTTTCATGTTTTATAATTATTAAGGATTAATACAAATTAAAAATCCCTACACATACGGAACATGTGCAGGGATTACAGTTATACATGAAGCCAAACATACATAACGTTAGTGGAGCTAGAGGGAGTTGCATTTTGTTAATAACTTGTTGTCACTTTACTTGCATATGTCTAGGACATGTTGTAGATTTACACCATATCTAAAACATAATTACTATGACACTACAATACATTTCAGGCTTTTTTGATGCTGATGGTTCAATTACTATGAGTAAAAGTTCTAAAAATGATACTTATAAATGTATCAAAATAGATTTTACTAACTGTTATATAACAATTCTTGAAGAGATTCAAAAATATTTGTTAGATGAACATAGTATTAAAACTTATATGTCAAAAAAACCTTCTAGAAAAAAAAACCATAATATTGGTTATTCTTTATCTTGTAATAGTAATCAAGAATGTTTGAAACTTTGTAGACTTCTGGATTCTCATCATCCTAAAAAGTTACATCGTATAAATACAGTCTTAAAATACCATGATGCAGTTACCATTCGTAATGGTAAATACACAGACAAACAAGTTACAAGAAAGTTAGCCTACGAGAGACTATTCTTTCTTCCTACATTTCTGTAGGGATCGGACTATATCATCATCTGTTCTAGATGTTGCTTACTGTGGGCTCACCGTAGTGTCCCTAGTCTCTGAACCTTCTCACTTCTTCCAGTGAGCTTGGCTGCTGATTGGCATATTACCCTCGCAGGTGTAACTTAGCGTTCCAGCAATTCAAGCAATTTTTAATTACATATTCCTATGTAATGGGTCCAATTTCCAAACCCTCGTCCAAAATTATTTTCAAAAATACAATTTATACAGCTTTTTTGATACGGTTTTAAAGTTGGAGTATCATACAACTAGGATCGACTGATAAACAATCGAGAAACCACCACTCTGTTTAATCTAACAGAGAAATCTTTATTTAGGCTGCTACAGCAACTTCTTCTCCTAATAAAGAGAATACTTTGTTCATGTTAGCTTCGATTTGTGCGTTTGCTCCTAGAGCCACTACACGAGAATTGTTTTTGCCATTTATTATATTCATCTTAGTTTACAGTTATCTCTCTGGCTGATTGTATTAATTACTGGTAACCTGTCAAAACCTGTTAGCCCCAAAAATACACTTTTTACAGAAGTGTGAAACTGTTTAGCTTCTAACAGATTATCAGTTCTGACGCTTTACACAGCTTAGCTATTTATCCCTGCAAATATACATCACAGGGATTAATAAAACAAATTATTGTTTCAATTGTTGTTTTCCTCCATCTTTAGAATAAGCAAACACTTCAAGATCATATGTCACTTGAATTTGTTTACCTTCTGTAGCAAGACAAAGGTCTTTTAGTTCATCACTAAATTCTAACAATGAAACAGCATTCACCTTGTATGGGAATGCATCTGAACCAACAGAGTCTTGACCATCATTTATAATTAAGATTTCTGGCTTCTCTTCAGAAAGATCTACATTTAAGTTATGTAATTGACGACTGTACATCACCTCATCAGCAACATATTGAACTATGCCACCAATATCTGTACCACCACCATTAGGTTCATTAGAGAATCTCTGCCAAAACTTAATTACATCTTCTCTATTCTTGATGTGTTGGAAATGTAATTGATCAGTGTCATAAACAAAATAACTAAAGAACACTTCAGCCTCTCCTTTCATTACATATCTGAATCTGTCGATTAATATAGCATTTACCCACACTTGTTTTTCTAGTTCATCCATACTTCCTGAATAATCTAGAAGAATAATGATCTTTTGAATCTGTTCTTTTCTATCAACAGGTACATTCACTGTCAAGTCTTTAGTTAAGAACTTACTTCTAAAGTTTGGATACACCTTCTGCATTAGATTCATCATATGAATTTGAGAATAATCTCTCATAATCATTGTAGAATACTGATCAGAATTAGCAACTATCTTCTCACTGATTTCTTTCTCCACTTTGAACTCAGAACCAAATTGACCTACAAGAGATAGATGATTCATAATCTCCATCTTTCTTTCTTTACTTAGTTCATTAAGTTCTAATTGTTCATTGATTGTAGGATCAGAATAGATAGTTCTATCAAAGTCAAGAGGTTTAGCAAGATCAACATCATCATCATCACCATCTTGCTTATCTTGTTTCTCTGTTTGAGATTTTAGTTTCAAATAGATAGACACAGCTTGTTCTAATGGTGAGAATCCAGGAATGTATTGCTCAAATATACTATCGTACAAAGCTTTCTTCTGTTGATAAGAATTCTTATCACCATCAGATAGAGAGTCATAATCTACATACTTCTCAGCAATGTATTCTTTCTCATCAATCATTTTAAAATAGCATATACGTGCTAATTCTTTGATTGTGTCAATAGATGTTTGCTTTGGAGCATGAGTCTTCTTTCTAATCTCTGCAGCTGTTGGTGTTAGATAGTTGATTGGATCTTTAACAAACAGATCATCGTTGTTATCACTACTCCCATAGTCCCATGTATAAGAGAATGATGACCAACCTGATTTAGACCATCCACCTCCACCATATTTACTCTTCCAACCACCTTTACTCTTTTTAGGAGTGTAAGTTGGAGCATAATAACTACCATAATAGTCATCATCATCATCCCATAAAGTTCTTTGTGCCATGATTATACAAATGAAGCAATAGTTAAGTTTTTCTCAAATTTCTCAACAGCAGATGTAGCTGCTTTAACAAGTTGTGCATGTACATGTGCAACATCATCACCTACAGTTAAGCCTTTTATATCAGCTAATTGTTTCTTAAGTGAACTAATAGCATCTTTATGCATCTTTTCATCATCTCTACTTACCAATGGTAAACTAGTTAGAGTTTCGATGCTATATGTAATAGCTGCAGACAAGTCTCTAAACTTGATTGTAGATTCAAACTTCTTGATTGCCTCAGCAATTAAAGAAGGCTTTTTAGCAAACTCTGCAATGAATGATAAAGACTCTGGTCCACATTCATCATACACTTGATATGCTGTTACAGCAACACGAGGTGAAATAGTAATACCATTCTTAGCATACTCTTGTAATAAATAAGGAATCACTGGATCCACTTCTCCTTCACCAAACTTACTCTCAAGCAACTTGTTGTAGCTGATTTCTGTGTAATTGTCCCATATAACATTAAGTTCTAATGGAAAACGCTCCATCAATGCTTTTAATGACATGTTCTTAGAGAATTCATCACGAGTTCTGTTAGTACAACAGATGATGAATTTAGTGTTGATAGGAAATATCTGTGTACCATTTCTGAATACACCACTAGATAGAATGTCTTTCAATTGCTCTAAGATGAAATCAGGAGCATCAAACAACTCTTCGAAGATAACATATTCATGATTCATGAATGAATTGTGTACAAGATATTCAATCTTACCTGTTGTTTCGAATGTTGGAATATCAAGACCACCAAACAATCTGTCTGTAGTCATACCTGTACCCATAGTTTGGATGAAAGGATCAATACCTTTTGCTTTTAAGAAGTCAAGAGTTATCTCTGATTTACCATGTCCACCTGGACCATACAAGATAACATTCTTAGCTGTAGAAAATCCTACATTCAATATGCTAACTGTTTTGTCCATGAATACGAATTTCTCTGCTACTGGATTCTTTTTTGCTGTTGTTTTTGCTGTTTTTGCCATTGTTTTCTTTGTTTTTAAGGAGTTTAATTGTTTTACTTGTTCTAATGTTTCTTCGATGTTTACTTCTGGTTCTTCTATAACATCATCTGGTTCAAAATGCCAATTGTCAATTCTGAAACTTATGCGTTTTTCAATATATATGTTATATTTATCTGGAAGTTCTTTACCTAGATATTTATTCATTTCACCACTATCAGCCCAACCACTTGGATAACCACGAAGTGGACCTGCCCATGAATCATTATTCCAACAACCATCATCTTGAAACTCTTCTTTAGTTTTAAATCTATATTTCTTCATAAATTTGATATAAAAAGAGAGCCATTACAGCTCTCTTATTAACTATTCTTCTTCTTCTCCACACATGATGTCAAATTGATCACCAATTGTTCTTAATGTCTTTGCTAATTGCTTAGAAAGACTCTTAACTGCTTCAGGAGATAAACTTTCTAACCATTCATCTTGTTTCTCTTCTGTACAATCTTCAAAACATGTGGGTTGTCTTCTTTCATCACCTGGCAATACATCAAATATGAACACACCAGATAGATTTCTACGTGTTGGATTAGTCTTCATCATCATCTTCTGCATCTTCTGATTTACGAGCAAGATCATCAAGAAAATCTTTAATCTCTTGTGGAAGATCTTCACCTCTAACAGCAGTTGCTTTTTTGTCTCCTTGTCCATCTTTAGCAAGATTCATAAGAAACTCTCTAATATGTTCAGGAACATCATCTGCATCTAATGAAATCTTTTTAACTGCACCTTCAAGTTTTTGATGCAGCGTTTGTGCAAAATCATTTAACTTGTTCTGTAAGAAGAATGATGCCATTATAACCAATTGGTTATAACTAAATTCATGAAGACATTTTTCTACTAGTCCACTTGGTGATAAATCATCTTTGATGTTTCTATCTTCATCAAATAGATAATTTTTTAACACATCACCAATTTGTTCTTGTAAATCATCTAAATAAGAATCTTCTACACCGATTGCTTTGTGAAGTTTCTTTTGACCATGGTCAAAACTAAAAATACTTGTTCTTGTTTCACTCATTTTGTTTGTTATTAAGGAATTAAAATTATTGTTCAAGTCTTTCTCGAACATCTATTATACGCTCTTTTACAATTCCTTTTCTGAAATTGTATAAAACTTTTACGATTAATCGTCTGGATTTAATATGTCTAAAAGGATTAGTTGAACACACTAATGTACCTTTATTCACTCTAGGTCTCATTTATTTAATAATTAAATACACAAGATTTACTAAAATGACAATTGAAGAAAATGCAAGAGACATAATACTTATTGCTGCTAATTTTTTGTTTTGCTTCTTGTAGATTTCCACTTCTTCTTCACATAGCTCAACTAATTTTGTTTTCAAATTAAGAAGTTGATCTGCTGTTTTTAACGCTTTGTCTTGATTGATTGCTAATTCTTCTAGCATTTCAAGTTTGTGCAATAATGCTTTGTCTGTCATGTTAATTAGGTTTTTGTTGTTTATCTGCTATTTCCATTCCAATTATCACTGGAAATGATATTGGACTTAATGCCCATATAATCCACGCTTCTGTTGGTACATCATGAGTCTTTCTAAAAGACTCAATTAACATACCTAGCATAACTAGGTATGTTATCATTACATATAATATCATCATTGTATTATTTATTAAATGTGTCATTGTAATATTCTTGAGCTCCTTTTGGAATATGTGAACTCATTGAAAAGCTTTTTCTCATAGTTTCAATTCCAGAACCATAAGCAGTCTTAATCTGCTGTTCTTCCATTTCTTTGGCTTGTTGAATAACATCGCTATTTGTCTGTATAGGATGTTCTCTTAATAATTCTTTTGCTAACCATTCTACTGCTGTCATAATCCTATCATTTCATCAAAACAATTATCTAATAATTGTTGTAGGTTAAACTTCTCTTCTTGTAACTCTTCTATTCTCTTCTCAATGATGTGTATGTTTACATCATCATGTGAATTTTTAAGATTGTCTAATGAATGTATCTCCATATTGACATCTTGTAATCTCTGTTGGATTTCTTCTGTTCTCAAAATAATATGTATTTAGAATATTTCTCTGTTACTAATCGTACTTGTTCTCTAGCATAAGCATCTGCATCTTTATCTGTGTATGCATCAACTAATGCTTTAATTGCATTGACTTGTTCTGTAACATATGCTTCATCATGTGAATCATTGTTATAAATATGACCTGTATCAAAGCCTATTATAAGGTATTCACTCTTTTCATCCCATCCAGTGTATGTTATCTCTTCAGGACAATCTTTAGGTTGTAAATAATTTCCCCAACCTTCTTCAAGTTCAACCAATATTGGATGATCTTTTGGAATGTGAACATATCCACATCCCCAACCAGTTTTACAAGATGTTTCAAAATCATCTTCATACTTCATTGTACTAATAAATGTTTCCATAGTTTATCTTCTTTTATGAGTTGTGTCCCATTTACCACTGTGTGCCTTGCATGTTCTACAAGAGCTAATTAATGTAGATAGGCATATAGCCATCACTACTAACAAAACTGTTCTTTTCATGTTATTTAATGTTTATTAAGGATTAGTTCCAGAGACATGATTCGAACATGTATGAGTTTCTTTCATCTCCACTCTTTATAGAGCTGCGTCTTCCAATTTCGCCACTCTGGAATAAAAAAAGCATGTGACGCTTTCCCCAAATAAGTTAATTAACCTAGTTATATTAATTTATTCTTATCACATGCTTTTAATTTGTTATACTTGCTCATGTCTTTCTATCATATAGTTTATCCATAATATTGTAGACAACAATGTAGAAACAGCAAGAATGAATTTATACATGTTTTGCGCTGGTTCCTCCATATATGTCATATTAAGAGCAACAGAACAAACCATTGCTATTAATATGAACATAATAGAGAAATAGAATTTCAAATTTTTCATAATGTTATTTATTATCGTTATTGATTAGTTTTTTCAACTCACCATCAAGTTTGATGGTTCCTACATGTCTATCATAATCTGTCACTGATACAGAATCATCTGTCACTACAAATTGATACTCTTCATCTTGTGAAGGAAAAGAGGTTCCTGCATAAAATCCAATACTATAACATACTATTGATATTAGTAGTACAAATACAATTTTTTTCATAATGTTTGATTGTTTTAATAGAAATACACATACAAAAACATTGTTGTGTTGTTGTTTAATAGACAATGAAAAGAACATTGTATGTGTATTCTATGTTGTTTAACTATTAAGGAGATTATTTAATTCTTTTAATGTAGACATTATGTCTTCCATATTGTTGAATTGTGGATTGTAGTCTTCACACAATGCTTCAAACTCTTTCATTGTGACAATGTTGAAATAATCGTTTTCTACATCTGTTATACTATCTACAAAGAAGCCTATGCGATCTTCATCACGATCTTCATTTATGTTATATTGTAAATATGTTGGAGCATCTTCATCATAGTATACATATTCAAATGCACGAGTGACATCTTTCCACACAGGAAGTTCATATTTCTCACATATTTCTCTAGCTCTATCACAGTCTGATTGATCTTCAACCATTACAATAGCTTTAAATATTGGATGTTCTTGTTTCATAGTTATTAAGGAGTTTTATTAATTCATCTCTATTAGGTCTTTGATTTCTACATGCACTACATGTACACACTTCAGATCTAAATCTACCACAATAAGGAGCAAATATATATCCCTCGTCTAATTGTTGTTGATATTTACCATTATCTATCCATCTCTGTAGTGTGTTTGGATTAGATATTCTTAATGTACCACAATCTGGTGCTTCCCATTGTTCCATGTTATTAAAGAATTAAAAAGAGGATATGTTTAATATCCTCTAAAATATTGTTTAACTATTTCATAAGAAACATCTTCTGGATAACCTCTATAATAGAAATTAAAATGTTGTTTTATTTCATTGAACAATGTTCCAAGTATATGTTCATTGAACAATTCTTTAACTTTTAATTTAGAACCTTTGTGAATGAATATTTCGATTCTTAATTCAAATATAACATCTTCTCTACCAGGATAAAACTCAGGAAAAAGATATATTTCAAATTCTTTATCTTCACATATTTCTTTGACATTCTCTAGCAATACATTAAACTCTCCAGTAGTTTCTTGTTCTGTATTTAATTTTAACATTAAATCATACACATCTCTTGCAGTGGTGTATCTATCTGTCAATACAATAGTTAATCTATCATATTCTTCATTAATTTTTGTTATTCTCATTTGTTATTAAGGAATTTGGCTGTAAAAGAGCCTGTTAATATTCTATATAAAGAACGATAAGAGATAGAGAATAACATTCCTATCATCTAATAGACATTGTATTCTATTATAAGAAGATTCTTTGATTATTTGTTCTTCTACGTTCCTTAGTTGTTGTTCTATATATTCTTTCATTGTTCACGTATTATAATATAATCAGTCAACCCAGCATTACCTGTAATTGACTGACTAATGTGTTGTTATTAAGTTAATAATTCTTTAGGAACAACAGGACATACATGATGTTCCCACCATTCACTTCCATCATATTCACCTCTATCTGCCCATGTACCATCTTTGAACCAAACAGTACCAAACAGTTCTTGTCCACCATATCCTGCATCATATTCAAAATCTAATGATTCAATGAATGCAGCATATTGTTCTTCTGTATATGTAACAGGAAGAATGTGTTTAGAACATATTTCATGGTCCCAACAATTTCGATAAGATATAGTTGCACATAGTACAACTTTATTCTTTACCATATTCAAAAATTCTTCTTTAGCATTTGCCATAATTTTGTTATTTAGTCAGTTAATAATTTGTTTGTGTTTTACACCTAAAACTTTGTTATCTCTGTATCACTATTAAAAAGTTGGATACTTGACCATAATTTGTATATATGGAAAGAAACTGGTGTCCTCAACATCTTGGAAAGAGTTAAGTTTTTTAAAATGTGTGAGAAGCTTTATTTGATTTCTCTACTCTCTATCACTATATACACGAGCAAATGTATACACTCACACATTGTTATTTAATAAGGCTGTAAAAGAGCCTGTTATAATGTCAAATCAATTGGACATAAGTATGTAGAAAGAATAGAATGTATATCATTAAGAATATCATCTTTAGAAGAAGAATAATCCATATAAGATATGATAGAATCATCAAACTGTTCTTCTAACACTTCTAGTTTATTATATAATAGTTCTATTGCAAAACTATTAGTAATATTAATCACTTGTTCAGCTATTGTTGTCATAATGTTATAATGTATTTAAAAGGGCCCAAAGAGAGCCCATTATTATTTTAAATAGTATTAACTACCTCTTGAGGTGTAAGATCTTTATAATACTTAGGAGATTCTAATTGAGATCTCATAGCAATAAGTTTATTATATAAGGATTTAAGAGGAGAACTTTCATCACCACTATCTCTCATATGACAAAGTAATGTATATTGTAATAGTTCTATCTCTGCATAGGTTAATGTCTTCATAATGCTATATATATTTCGTTAGTTGATTGATTTTATGTATTGATGTTTCCACTGTTTTATTGTGTGATGGTGTACGCTACCACTCTTTAACACTCTCAACAAATAATAATTTATTGAAAGATTCTCAGTTTTTGGCCCTTTTCATTGAAAGAAAGTTAATACGCTCCTCGTAGAAAGTTTGAAAAACTGAGAATAATGTAATTGTGTGTATATATAGAATTGTTTTTGAATAATATGTGTCTATATATAAAACAAAAAAGATGGCTAGTAAGCCATCTCTTTTGTCCAGTCAAACGTAGACTTACGTTTAGCTGGTTTAGCCTTCTCTTTCAGAGTGGCTTTAGTGACAGTTACCGCAGGGATGTCACCATTACCATCTTCTTGATGGTAATCTAACAGAAGCATTGGTTCATCCATGTCTTCTGTTTCAAATTCGAAAATTGGGATACTTCCCAATTCAGAGAATTTCATTTCCTTGCTACGAAGTAGAGATGAAATCTCTTTCGTGCAAGTAACAAGTGCTGATGTACCATCAGCCTTGGTTGCTGTCAAAGTTACACCTTTGTCAGCGTTCAAGAAATTCTTTCTTGAACAAGGGCGATAGGTTCCACCTTCGCCAACAAGCTGATTCAAAGAATCAGCCTCTAAGGTACGCTTAGCAGTACCGCCTTCATAGATTTTAAAATGTCCCATTTTGAAATTTAATTAAATTAATTTATTGATTTAATGGTAGGGGGATACCTCCACCTACCAAAATTACTGTGGGGTTTTTATAGGAAGTAGTCTCAAACGCCACATACACAATAGGTTTCCAAATTTTGAAAAAAATTTTTGAAAAAAAATTTGGAGAGTATAAGAATTATATTCTACCTTTGGCTGGGTGGGTGGGTATGTCTATAGAGCATGTTTCTTCCATAATATAGCATAGGAGAATAAATATTTCTTCTGTATATGTTGAATGTAAGTTTTTATTTTCTATCTTTGTCCATAGAATGACAAAACTAAATTATGAATACAGCTAAAATTGTAGTACAAAGATTGAAGAAAGATGTTAATACAGACATGGAATTAGCCATGAAGTATTATTCTATTCTATCTGTTATAAATTCTCTTAATCTAACAGAAAGAGAAATACAACTCATATCTTTTACAGCTATAAAAGGTAACATTACATATGCTAATGTAAGAGAAGAATTCTGTAAGACGTATAATAGTACATCTCCAACAATCAATAACATCATTTCTAAGTTGAAGAAGATAGGTATATTTGTGAAGGAGAATGGAAAGGTGAAGGTTAACCCCATCATCACAATTGATTTCAAGAAAGATTTAATGTTAGATATAAAACTTGTACATGGAGAAACCACAATCAATGTCAGTGAAGGAATGGATCATCAAGAAGATGGCCATTAATATGGTGATATCAGAGAAGGTGATTGATGCTGTTGTTGTACATCAGTTTGATTCAGCTAACGATGCTGTCAATATACATAAGAGTGTAGAGATTTCTGGTTTTGGGAAGTTTTATTTCAATCAGAAGAAAGCTCTTGCACAATATAATAAGTTGTTGGCCATAAAACAAGCATACGAGAAGATGCTGTTAGATGAGAACATTACAGCTACAAAAAGAAACGCTGTAGAGCTTAAGTTGCAAATCATTCAGTCCAGTATTAAAACACTAAAACCAAAAATAGATGAGCCTGGGACAAATTTATGAAGGATGGAAGAATCATCTTCTTCCTGAAGAAAGAAAGAAAGATTTCATAGACCATGTTAGCCAAGAAAGACTAGCTGTATGTGAAGCTTGCGAAGAACACTCTTCTAATAAGAAAGATTATAAGAGTCTTAGGATGGATGCACATTGCACAAATTGTGGATGTACATTATCTGCTAAAACAAAATGTTTAACATGTGAATGTCCATTAAAGAAATGGCTTCCACAACCAATGCCAGAAGACAATGAGTCCACTACGTAAAATTCCTTTGGAAATGCTTATTCAAATTCTTCAAGAGCTCTACGATGGTGGAGCTGATTATGTTGATATATCAGGAGACAATGATGTAGATGGAAATCCAAGAGATACAATTAAGCTTACGGTGAAACCTGAATACCTATCTGATTTTGATGACGACAATGAAGATCAGGAAATAAAACTATCAGGTCTTTCTGACGAAGATATAAATGATTTAATATAATGGCAAAACAACCAAACTATTACCGCCAGATAATAAAGACACTAGAGCGTCTGCAGAAGTCTCATCCCACATACAATATGGGAAGACACATTTCTACAGCGTTACATGAATATGATGATTTGTGGGGTGTGAATGATAGAGAGCTTTTACATGCTTTAGAGAAGTATGAGGTGGAGCTCAATATAGACTACCCACATGAAGATGAAGAGGAGCTCAAGAAGATTATAAAAGGTGGCATGAATTTGGAGAGAATGTTCCTTGATGAAGAGGAAGACTAATAACACAATATAATAACTACATAATGGCAGTAAAGAAGAACACATACATCAATACAGAACTTGAATGGGCTGAAGCACAACTAGTGAGTTGGAAAGCGTATGTTGATGCTAATCCCTTACATACATTAGAGGATAGAATCAAGTGGAAAGAAACCAAAGCTGGTGGTGCTATGCCTATGGTGATAGCATCTATTGAAGCTCAAGGTAAGTTCATACAAGAGACAATGAAAAACTATCTAGCTCTGTTAGAACAAGTTGACAAACTACGTGAGAAAGAAGAAGCTAAAGCACCAGCTGTTAGAGGAGATGCTCAATTAGGAAGTATGGCTGAAGAATTTTTAAAAGGTAGAGGGTAAATGAATTTACGCAATGTAGAATATCAGGATTGGTTCTTGAACCAAAAACGTATTCCAGATGAAACATCTGCTGAGTACAAAGAGTTTTTTAATTTTCATAAAGAGCTTTGTATGAATGGCTGTATGATGGATGGGCAATACATTAATCCGTTTCTATATTGGCATTTAAACATATGGCATACAGAGGTTGATACAATAGATGAATATGGGCGTATTAACCAGAAGTATGCTAATCCATTGTTACGTGATAACGAATGGTTGGTTACAAACGAAATAGATAGAGCTCATAGAGAGAAGAAAGGCTTAGTTATACTAGGTATTCGTCGTTTTGCTAAGTCTGTTATTGAAGCATCATACATAGGACAAGGAGCCACGTTTGATGAGAATAGTCAGAACATTATTGCAGGACTGAATGCTCCCGATATAAAGCTTATTACAGATAAGATTGACAAGGGCTTAAACTTCCTACCTAAAGCCTGGAGATGGCAGAGGGTAGAGGACAACTGGAAAAACCAAGTTACTCTAGGAATTAAGACCAAAGCAGGAGAGAGAATACCCTTCTCTCAGATTCTTATTAGAAACTTAGATGGTGGTAACAATGAAGAGGCTATTGCAGGTACCAAACCTAGACGATTAATTATTGATGAGATAGGAAAAGGATCATTCCTTAGAGGACTTCAAGCTGCTATTCCTGGTTTTACAACACCATTTGGTTGGGGATGTAGCCCTATTCTTACAGGAACAGGTGGAGACATGAAGATGTTCATGGATGCAAAGAGTTTAATGTTCGATGTTGAGAATTTCAACTTCCTAGAATACAACAATGCAAAGGATGACAAACGTGTACACGGATTGTTCATATCACATAAATATAGAATGGAGGCCAAAGAGGAAAGTTCTCTTGGTGCATTCTTAGAAAAACCAGCAAGTTCATCATTACATCAAGTGAAGATGATGGTGTCTAATGAAGAGAAAGCTACAGAAATCACTAACGGTAATTTAGAAAAGCTTAAGAAAGCTGGTGATAGAATGGCCTATCTGAAAGAGAAGATGTACTATCCACAAGAAGTGGATGACATATTCTTGAATGAGGATACAAATATATTTGACATTGAAGCAGCTAAACGTCAGAAAACCAGACTGTTAATGCAAGAAAGAACAGGAACACCTGTTTATTTATACGATGATGGATCTGGTGTGAAACATGAGTTTACAGATAAACTTCCTATATCAAACTTTCCATTAAAGAATACAGACATGAAAGATGCTCCTGTAGTGATATATGAGTTTCCAATTGAAAGTCCTCCTTATGGATTATATGTTGCAGGAATTGACCCTTATAGACAAGGTAAGTCTGCTTACAGTTCATCTCTAGGATCTGTGTACATATACAAACGTATGCACGCTATTTCTGGAGAGAAGTATCAAGATATGTTTGTGGCCAGCTATTGTGCTAGACCAGACAAGAAAGAAACATGGGAAGAACAAGCTCGCTACCTCATCAAGTATTACAATGCTAGAGCTTTATGTGAGAACGATGAAATCTCTTTTATAGATTACATGATAGCTAAAGGAGATGCACATTATTTAGAAAGACAGCCAGATTGGTTAAAAGAAATAGTTCCAAACACCACAGTTAGAAGGGATTACGGAATACATAGATCTTCTGAGAAAATACGAGACTTCCTACATGGATGTCTTAAGAAGTATACAGAAGAAGCTATACATGTAGAGAAAGATGATGATGGTAATATTGTATCAGAGATAAAAGGAATGTCAAAGATATTTGATCCTGTTCTTCTTGAAGAAATGATACAGTATAATGAACAAGGAAACTTTGACCGTATTATTGCAGCAGAACTTGCTGTAGCATTAGCTATGAAGCTAGACCCTATTATGGGTAAGATAGGAGGAGAACAAGATGTAAGAATACAATCAATGTTTAAAAAGAATAAAAAGAATACGCTCTTTACAGAGAGCAGAACAATGTTTAACACACCAAAAAATAAATTGTTTAGATAACATGGCAATAATTAGATATACCAAAGATGCTACCATTAGGTATGCATACTTAAACATCTTCCCTGATCAGTTCAAGACAGAAAAAGAAAAGCAAGATGAGAGTTGGATTAAAAACACAATGGACTATTTTTCCAACAAAGCATATGCTGAGTATGTAAAGAATAGAGATACATTTGTTAAAAATTACGATCTTATGAAAGGAATCTTACGTATGGAAGATTTCTATCAAGAACCAGAGGTTAGAAGCTTTACAGATGTGCTTACAGCAGATTTAGAACTTCCTGCTTATGTGAAAATGTATTCTATTATCACCACTCCTGTTAATGAGTTAGTGGGAGAGATTTCTAAACGTCCTGATACATTTAGAGTGAAAGCTTTTGATGACGATAGTCAATCAGAAGAACTTCAATTTAAAACAGATACATTACAAAAATATGTAATAAATCAAGTTAAACAACAATTACTTGCAAAAGCAGCAATTGCAGGACAAGAAATTCCTGAAGAGGAATTAGAGCAAATGACAATGGAACAGGTTAAGGATCAGTTAGATAGCTATACATCTGTCGCTGAGAAATGGGCTAACCATGTTCTTACATGTCAAAAAGCTGAATTCAATTTAAAAGAAAAATCTGAAGATGCCTTCAGAGACATGCTTATTTCTGCTAGAGAATTTTATCACATATATGAAGACAACTCAAAACTTGGTTTCAACATCGAAGTGGCTAACCCGAAGAACACTTGGTTTCTTACCACTCCTGATAGAAAATGGATATCTGATCCCACAGGTAGAGCTCAGGGAGCCTATGCTGCTGGTACAGTACAAGTTATGGAGCTTTCAGAGATCATTGAAAGCATACCAGATCTTACGAAAGAGGAGATTGACCACTTACGTTCATCACTCCAAGACTATGGATTAATTAATGTACGTGAATCAAACCTTGGTAATCCAGATGCTATTCCTGGACAAGATTCTGTAATGTATGATACATTTGATCCTCTTGTTCTTCAGACACGTATGATTATAGAATCAGAAATGAAAGAGAACAATGATGGATTAAAAGACTTCTTAGGTCTTACCAATAACGTAAGTTCATTTGGTTATAAATATGTTGTTGTTAGAAGTTATTGGATTTCTAAAAGAAAGATAGGTAAGCTTATCTATATTGATGAAATGGGTAATGAGCAATCAACTCTAGTTGACGAAAGCTATAAATCAGGAACTATTCCTACGCAACAATCATTAGAATGGGGATGGATTAACGAATGGTACCAAGGAACTAAGATTGGACCAGACATCTATCACATTAAACCATTCAAGTTATTAAACTATTGTCCTATTATAGGTACAACATATGAGGTGAAGAACACAGAGGCTAAATCTCTTGTAGATCTTATGAAACCTTTTCAAGTTCTTTACAATGTATGTATGAACCAATTATACAAACTTCTTGAAAAAGAGGTAGGTAAGGTTCAACTTATGTCATTAAGACACGTTCCTATTCCTAAAGATGGAGATGCACAAGATGCTCTTGATATATGGGAAATGGAAGCACGTAATAGAGGAGTGGTATTTATTGATGATTCTCCAGAGAACTTAAAGTCTCCTAGTTCATTCAATCAATTCACATCTCTAGATCTTACACGTACACAAGAGATACAAGCTAGATATCAATTAGCACAACAACTTAAATCTGAATGTTGGGAACTTGTAGGTATGTCTAGACAACGTATGGGAGACATTTCTGCTTCTGAAAGTGCAACAGGTACAAATGCTGCCATGCAACAAAGTTATTCGCAAACAGAGCCTTTATTTGTGGCACACGAGTATGTGATGGGACAATTGTACCAAGCTATTATAGATGCAGCGTTATATGTAGAGAGCTCTAAGCCAGAAAGTACACTTTCATATATTACAAATGAAGGAGAAGCAGCATTTGTGCAAGTGAATGGATCAGACCTTAAGTTCCGTGATCTTAAAGTGTTCTTGACTAATAGACCTGAAGATACACAAATGTTTAATGAGCTTCGTCAATTGGCACAACCTTTGATGCAAAATGGTGGATCATTATACGATGTTATTGAATTGTATAGCACTAAGTCTATGAGAGAAATGAAGAAAACATTCAAAGAACTTAGAGATCAACAAGTTGCTCAACAACAACAAACTCAACAGCTTGAACAACAAAAACTTGAACAACAGCAACAGCAAGCTCAAGCTGCGTTACAACAAGCTATTCAAATGAAACAAGCTGATCAAGCTCATGAAGATTATCAAAATGAACTTGATAGACTTAATAAAAAAGAAGTTGCTCTTATTAATGCTCTTGGTAGAAATGAGAATGCTGCTGCTGATGTTGATAATTCAGGAGTGGCTGATGCTCTTGAAGTGAGTAAACTTACACAAGAACAATCTAAAGCTACACAAGCTTATCAATTGAAAATGCAAGAGATACAAGCTAAATTAATGGATAGTAACAATAAAAAAGAAATAGAAAAAGAAAAATTACAAGTTGCTAGAGAGAACATGGCAAACGATCTTGCTGTTGCTAAAGAGAACGCTAAGGGTAGAAATAACAAAAAAGGTTAAAAAATTACTCCTCTACGGAGGAGTAAATAATATTAATGCTATATTATCTAGAAAATTGGATGAGAATGATCCATAATCCTTTGATATTAGAAACTCTTATTATACTTTTACATAATAAACCAAACATAAATACAACTACATATGGCTGATAATTTAGAAACTATGGGTAACTTTAGTATTCAAGATACTATGGAAATGGGTATGGGTAACCAAGAATTACTTCAAGGATTATTCGAACCTGAAACAGCATCTTCTAATCCTGATGATGTTCAACCTATTATCAAGAACGTAGAAGAACCTGCTGCACCAGCTGCACCAGCAGTTCCAAAAGGTAAGGACATTATTCCTCCTAAAAGCGTTGATGGTAAAACAGATGAAGAGAAAGCAGAAGGACAATCGATGATTGCTGATTTCTTAAGTGATAATGATGATGACGATGATGATAATGGCGGTGCTGCACCAGCTGCAACTCCTAAACCTAAACCTACAGATGACGCTGATGCTTCTGATGATGGTGATGGTGCTCCTGAAGGTACTCAATTCACTGCTCTTGCAAATGATCTTTATAAATTAGGTGTGTTTACATCTGACGATGATGAAGATCCACAACCAATCTCTACAGCAGAAGAGTTCTTAGAACGATTTAATGAAGAGAAGAAAAAAGGTGCAATTGAAACAGTTAATAATTTCATAGGGCAATTTGGTGAAGATTACCAAGAAGCTTTTGAAGCCATATTTGTAAAAGGAGTTAATCCTAAGGAGTATTTTGGTACATACAATGAAATAGTTAGTTTTGCTGAGATGGATCTTTCTGATGAAGGTAATCAAGTGAGAATAATGAAACAAGCTTTATCTGATCAAGGATTTGATCCTGAAGATGTAGAAACAGAAGTTGAAAGACTTAAAAACTACGGAGATTTAGAAAGCGTAGCAACTAGACACCACAAAGTGTTAGTTAAAAAAGAAGCAACCAAGTTGCAACAAATGGAAGCTAAATCTGAACAAGAGTTACAACAAAAAGCTCAAATCAGAAATCAGTATATTAATAATGTACAAGCCATCTTACAAGATAAGGTGAAAGCAAAAGAGTTTGATGGTATTCCTATCAATCCAAAATTAGCAGGTGAACTACAAGACTTCTTATTAGTTGATAAGTGGAAAACTCCTTCAGGAGAAACTCTTACAGACTTTGATCGTGCTATTTTGGACATGAAGAGACCAGAAAATCATGCAATGAAAGTTAAGTTAGGACTTATTATGAAAATGTTAGAGAAAGATCCAACATTATCAACTATACAAAAAACAGGTGTGACTAAAAAGTCTAATCAACTGTTTGGAGAAGTTGCAAGACAAGTAGAGAAAGCTAAAACAGGTGGAACTACTAGTTCAGGAGCTAAACCTAATTCATGGTTCTTATAACAAAATAATTAATAATAACAAAAACGAATAAACAATGGCAATTCAAACAATCCCTGGGTTAACAGGTTTTACTTATGCTCGTGTTGCGTCTATGGACAAACGTGCGGTAGGGAAACTTACAGACTCAAATCACTTAGAGAGTTTTCACTCTACTGAGCCTGCAGATTATGATAAAAAGATCATCTCTTTATATACTCAGAGCTCATTGTACAGCAACGACTTCTTAGACATGATCAACAAAAGCACACCTTATTACATTGATAATAATAGTGATGCTTGGAAATGGCAAGTAGCTGTTCCTTACAAATTCCCAAAAATTATTGACATTCCTGCTTCTACGCAAGATTTAATTAATGCTGGTAAAACAGGTATTGATGGTCAAGAATTCCAATTAGTATTAGATACTAATGAGTTTTCTAAAAATGCTATCATCTCTGTAGGTACACGTCAGTATGGTCCTAGATTCTACGTAATCAAAGATCCTGTGCCTTGGAACATGGGTTACTTGTACACATTTACATTAGTAACTGACAACCCAGTTGTTGATTATGTAAATCCTATCTTCTTACAGTATGGTGTTGAATTAGAATTAGTTGACGCTGCTATTGGTGAGTTTGATCAAGATTTATTAGGATTACCAAGATTAGGTGAGCAAATCACAATGTTCGAATCTTTAGGTTCTGCATATGGATATGAGCACAAAATCACTGAGTGGGCTGATGACAAAATGATGAGAGATGCTTCTGGTAAGCCATTAGACATCTTAGTATATGCTCCACAAAGACGTAATCAATTACCTTTAACTCGTAATGATGTTAAATGGGAACCGTTCATCGAATTCTGGATGCGTAAATCTATGTTAGAATTAAAAGTTAAACGTATGATTTGGGCTAAGCCTGGTACAGTTAAGACTAATGGTTCTAAACAAGAATTAAAACGTACATCTGCTGGTGTTTACCACAGAATGAGAAACAATGGTAACTTAGTACAATACAACAGAGGTGAGTTCTCTGCTAACTTAATCCGTTCTGTATTTGGAGATTTATTCTACAGACGTGTGGACGTAAAAGATAGAAGTGTTAAAATGTATACTAATGAGGCTGGATTCGACGTATTCCAACAAGCTTTAAAAAATGATGCATTAAACTCTGGATTAACTTTCATGGCTGATTCTGGAAACAGATATATGCAAGGAGAAGGACAACACATCACTTACAACTTTGCATTCGATGCAATGGTAACTCGTGAGACTGGTCGTGTTGAATTGATTCACTTAAAAGAATTA